GGCATCTGCTGGCTGGACAGTGACTTCGGAGGGTGGGACGGTGATTTTATTGACGACGTTGATCTCGGGCGCGTTCTCTGCGTTGATATTAAGGTTGACTGTGATATTTTCAACGGCGTGTATGAGTTCCTGGAGATCGTTGTGGAGCCATCCTCCGTTAGTGAAGAAAGGGAAGATATTATCGACGATGGTCTTCCCGATTTCCGTGATAGCTCCGCAGAGGGCTTCAGGTGGACAAATGTTAATGAGGCTGAGACAGAAGCCTGCGAATGGGTTGCAGATTCCTTGCCATTTGCTACAGATGTCACGCCAGTCATCCTCGATATCGGTGTCGTCTTCCTCTTCTTTACGTTTCCTGCGTACCTCGTCTCGAATGAGGGGTGTAAAGAGGTCCTCGGTTCGGGCTCTCTCTTTCTCTCGATTGTTCCTGAGCTTTTTGAGTTCTTCGAGGATTTGCGGCGTGTACTTGTCCGAAGTTTGGGCGCGTTGCATCATTAGGAAGGACAGCTAGCACGCTAGGGGATTTTAAATCTAACTTATACCTATTATTGAGCTTTCTCTGTAAGCTGTATGGGTCAGGGATGAAGACCTTTAGCTTCTTCCCCGAGCGGACCATTATATCGATGATGTCGGCAGGTTCTATTTTGTCCAAACCACCACCGATAAGTGGGCACAGAATTTCCTGGTCGCTCGGTAAACTAGCCAAAGCATCCTCAAACGCCGTGGTGGTTAAGGGAGGTCTGTGGGTGCTAGACTTTGTAAATAAGTTGTATACGAGTAATCTTCGTCCTCCTCTGGTTCCGAAGGAGGTGAGGACGGAGGTTCCAAGTTCGGGGGGGCTGGCGCGGGACCTAAGTTGCTCGACAAAATCAAATCCTGAATGTCGGAGTTTTCCGGCAAAACCCTTAGAAGATTTAAGGTCTGTTGCAATTGCATGAGCAATGATTCCACCGCGGTCGGGGCGGATGGAGCCGCGGACGAGCTTGATACGATGCCGTCCAGCGCTGTCGAAACAGGTATCGGCAGTTGTAGGGGCGCGAGCTTGCCAGTTTTGTCCACGTGAAGTGGTACTGACTGGCGTGGATAGGGGTCTAGCTGAACGCCCTCGGGGGTCTCGTGCGCGGGGATCGATATGTTCACCGGGTTTGCCGTGGGTTCCGCCACGTGTCTGTTCGTGGTTGTCTCCTGATTGGTCACTTGCACGTCTTCCGCAAAAGCGTTGGGGTCGTTTTCCCACTTCTTCTCCGTGTCGTTCCATCTCTGTGGTTCCACTCGTATGGGCTGCAGGTTCCAGTCCGCGGTGGGCAATTCCTTGGCTGACGTTAACCATTGGTATTTTTGGGAACTTGTAAGGGGTGGCGCCGTAGGCATATTCTTGTAGCGTATTAGAGGTAAGACCGGGTACGCCTTCTGGTTGACCACCAAATATTTTCGGGGGGACCGGGAAGGGGTTACCGTCCATGCCGTCAGAATTTCTTCTGGGTCGTACAGGTGCCACACCCTGAGGGATAAAGGGTTGCTGTTCGCAGGATCCGGGGGCGGAGTTGCGCCGTTTCCGGTGATGGTTACCGCTGTCGTTCCGGGGCTGGTGAACGATGTTCTGACATTCACCGTGAGGACGCCGAAGTCTGTTATTGTGCCTCCACCAACCACGGCAACCATCAGGTTGCATTGGTTTTCGAAAGGAGCGCCTCCAGAGCCAGCCGAGCCGTTGCCAGTTGAGTACATGGTTTGTTTTGCACGGGGCATTGCTAAGCTGGCATTGGTTTTTGTGCTGCTTGAGAAGAACCTTTGCCCACCGGAGCTCACGCACTGGGCAATGACATCTTCGGGCTTTGTAGGGAGTGTGGCTTGAGGGTTGCCGGTGAGCCAGACGTAGATGTTGCCTTCCGCTTTGAACTGGTTTAACAGGGTGGTGTATGAGAATGTTACGTTTACTATTTTGTAATTGTTCCACTTCAACGCCTCTAAACCGTAACTCTGCGTAAGGTAAAGTTTTGCTGAAGGGCCCAACAACGCAACTTTCCCAGTTTTCGTTACGTTCCCAAGATTGACTGAGAAGTCCTGCACAGTTGTTGCCATTCTCCGTGAACTCTGTTTCGGGGCAGCTTTGCCCCACTTCTGCGGGGACGGACGTTTGCCTTTCTGGTTTCGGTTTGAACCCTGATTGCGTTGGGTTTTCTGTTTGTTTTTGGGGGCCATTTTTGGGGATGAAATCTCTGTATTGGATTCTAAGGTCAGCTTTTATTGTTGCCACCACTAGTTCCTCTGCATACAGCTTATAATCACCTTCCGTTACGACGAGATAATGGCCTCGGGCATCAGGTTTAATCTCACCCACCTGTAGCAGGAGAGATGGTCGTGTGCCTTTCCGGTTAGTGATAATAACCTCTGTGGTTTTCGAGGCGACAATAACGGCAAGCGGATATTCAATGCCGGCAGCACTAGTAACGGCGTCGACAACTTCGACCCACGTATCGGGGAGGGCCAAGCGGAGGTGGTGGTAAACGTTGCGGGGGACGCTCACATTCGCATGGTGCATGAGTGCCCGCCAAAAGCAATCTCCGTCACCGCCGGCATCGACAAGTCCGTAAGACACTGTCACCCCAGTGGTTGTGTCAAGAGGTCTCTCATCTGTGTTGATCTCGACGACGGGGAGGATACGTTTTTCATAGTATTCCACGAGCTGTTCGTTAGTGGAATGCGCAATGTTGTTAAGCCAGCCGTACGCGGTCTCGGCGGCAGCCTCACTTATTTGGTAATACTCTGCGGCCATATGGATTGCGTAGCGGAAATGGGCCGCGCTTCGTATATGCTTCAGTCGGTCGTAGACAGACAAACGCATTTCCTCCACACGTTTCGTCTCGTGTATTGGAGGTACGTGGACGACAATTCTACGCCCTGCATTGCTTATAACTCGCGACAGGAGTCTGAAGTTACGTGCTGTGACTGCCCGCGCGGTCTCCACAGCGTGGTAGGTGATCTGCAAGGGGAGTCCGCGGATGAAAGCGAACAGGTAGGCCGAGTTCACAAAACCACTTCCATCGATGAAGTTTTCTAGGCTGAACGAATACTTGCTGGTATTTCTCGACTGAGAAATGCGTAAGAAGCGCGAGCTTTTCACGTGTCGGTAGTCAGCGGTAAGCGGTTTAGACTTGACCTTTGCAGCCATCCTGATGAGGTCTGGGACCGGTCCAACGGGTGTCAAGAAGAAGTTGATGAATTGCGGTGGTGCACCAACCACGGCCTTAATGCATAGGCGTAGGTTGTGGTCCTGTACCTGGAGGTAGTCGTTGAAACAGATGTTGTGTCCGAGTATCGTGATATCATCTCCCTTGACGAGCACCCACGAGTCGCAGATGAAGTCGACGACCCTCGCGGCCAGCATGAGTGTAACGGTGCTGTTCCCAAAGAGTGTCGCCGGCTGTCCGCTATGTTGTTTATGTTCCCCGAAAAGGGTAGCGACGTCGCGGGCTGTGAGTTTCCATTTCCGTCGCATATACTCGTAGATTTCGCGGGCCGGTTCCGGGACTCCCAGTTTTTCCATGATCAGGAGCTCGACCATGACTGTAACTGGGTTCTGGTTACAATCAAACTCAGTGATGTCTCCCTCTATGATGTTAATGCATGACATGTCAGTGTTGATGATGGGCTGCAAGAGTTCATCATCTTTCAATCCGTTGCAAAGGACGACGTTTTCACGGAGGTTACTGCGGAAGCAACGTTCGGTTGCTCTAATAAAGGGAGCGAGTGCGGCATTCAGTTCTTTTTTCCAGGCGGAAACCCCTTGTCCCGCCTTGGCTTTGAACATAGGTGCATCGGCGGTTTCTGGTTCGTGGCCAGTCTTGACTTTCGACTGTTGTTTTAGAAAGAAATCTACACTCGTCATGTGGACTTCGTTGAGAAGGTTTACCATCTTATCGGTTCCTTTTGCCTGCATCTTTTCCAACATCTCCCACTGTGCCCTTGTGAGGTCCTCACGTGAGATTGTTTTTGGCTCTGTTGGATCTTTGAAGTAAGCTTCAAAGAAAGAGTTGGCCATTTTGCGTGCCTCCGCTGGCTGCTCCTCCTGCGTCAGCACGAGTGTCTTCTTTGCATATCTCGTTATCAGGGTTTCGAGAGTCATTTTACGCGAGCAGATGTAAGTGTCATGGGAAAAACGCATGCCCTTCATTGTGATGACTTCCCTTTCAGTTTCGTCGGGTTTATAATTCAACTGAATGTGAATGGGGTGTTCTGGGTTCTTTGTTGCGGTGTAGACGTAATATGCGGCTCCTTCATGCGCCTCTGTGATGGTCGAAAGCAGAGGGTCGATGGCTGCAGGGCCGCTTATACGTATGTCCGGCACTTCTTCAGTGAGTGATTCCGACTTAACAAAGGTTTCAGGGACCCGGACCTGTGGAACCAAGTTGGGTTGCGTTAGTTCCAGGACGGTGTTAATGTCGACGGTGATGTCGTACATATGGGGTAGTGGTTCAGCATGGTAGATGTCAATGCTGTCACGACAGCGAGTGTATGCCACATACCAATGCGGGGCGCTGTCGTACAGGGGTTTCGCGTCCGTGTCAACCACCAGGACGACGCTTGCAAAGGTCATCCCTTGTGATTCATGGGCAGTGATTGCACGCGGGTACCTGCTTTTCTCGGTCTGCGTCATGACGAGTACTTGGGCTTCGGGATGCCTGCGATAGATTTCCTCCGGTGTGGGTATGTAATGCCAGTTGCGCAAGGCTGTATGGCTTTCCCGCTTTGGCATCATCTCAGTCCCGAACATGTGGTTGATTTTAGCCACTAAGTTTGGCCCGAAGCGGTGGTTTTCGCGCAGTTCCTTCGGTTCCGAGCAAAAGTCGCTCATTGTCAGAGCGGTAGGTGGGAAACCCTGCTCAAAGTCGATGTATGGTATTTGCTTTGGGTCTCCGACTGCCCAAACTGTGCATGCAGGGTTGATAGTGCTGATGGCAGTCAGTACCCCAGGTGGGAACATAAAGACTTCATCCACGACGACATGTTGGTACTTTCGAAAAAAGCCGCCGATGATTGCAGTATGGATTGTTTCACAAGGTAGTTTCTTCCTGCGGTACTCATTTTTAAGTTCGTTGACTGGAACCACATAGAGTACGCTTTCGCCACGGAGGCGGTTCTGTACGTAATGAGACTTTCCGCTTCCAGGGCCTCCGACGATCCACCGTACACGTGGAGGTGTGAAAGGTGATCGGACAAAAACTTCCGCGGCACGCATTGCCGGCTCAAAAGATCGGGAGGTGGACCACGCCTGAAGCAGTTGGCGATGTGCCGCAAGCCAGTCATCCTTGCGCTTAGTTACACCGGTGTTACTGTCCGGGATGGTGAAGGTGTAAGGGAGGCCCTCGATATGGTTATAATGGCGAGCGGTGTGGGGTGACGGCCAGTCAAAAAGTCGGATCTCGTCCAACAGGTTCTTCTCAGTTAAATCAAAAGTGCTGTGTTTAACTGTTGGAAGAGGAGCGCGTATTTTTGCAAGCCTGTCTGGATCGTTTTCAGCGAAAAAACGATGGACAGCATTTACAAAGCCGCGTGGGGCATTCGTTAGGCCTTGGGCGAGATGCCTCTTGACTGCGTTCAGCAATTGTTCGCGTTGCGGTCTAATGACGATGGCGCCTTTTTCGAACTGGGAGGTGTCATATGTTTTGGTCATTGCGCTGACATAAGCAGCTTGTAAAGCGCGCTGGACCAGGGCTATGGTCATGATTCTTTTAACGACATCGTTGAAGATATTCGAGTCGATGTCCCAACCAATTTCTTTTCTTATGGTGCCAATTGCCACGGTTGTAAGGAGACTGCGTGCGTAAGTTGCAATTGAGTTATAATTGAAAGATGTGGGGGGTGCAGCCACGGCGTATGCGAGTAGGCGTTGTGTGTTGCGTCTATTGGCAGAAACGCATTGGGCGTAATCCACGTGGCCGTCTTCAAGGATCTGTGCGGGATTGGGTATGAGGACCAGCTCTTTATTGGATAGTAAGGGTCTGGGTATTGTGGCTGGTCCGGTGGTGCGGGTGATGGTAAGGCAGCATTGGGGCCCTTGCCAAGAATGGCGTTCGATTAAGAGAGTCAGATGTTTTCCTTGATAAAGATCGGTTTCTATGTATGAACGCCATGTTTCCAAATCGTGCATGTAGCCGATTGAGGTGTCGCCGTCGAAAGTCATTGCGGCGTGGGTGTATGTTTTTGAGGTGGCTGATCTTTCCTCTATCTTGCCGTCTACATTGCTGAACGTGTAAAAACGTATGGTAAAGGGTTCGTCAGCATTTGTGATGCCTGGGTAAAGTAATTGGTCAGGCAGATACATATATGCGGTGAGCTGGTTGGCACCTGTTTTCACGAAGAGTGTTTCGAGTTGGGGTATCGTGATATCGTACAGGGAATGTACGGAGAGGATGTGTGAGGCTTGGAACTGACATTGGTTAATGCCTCGGATGCAAATATGTCCTGCACATTCAGCAGGTTGGTTACGCCATGTTCTTATAAAATCATCCTGAAACTGTGTCCTCTCGGCCCGTTGTGCGAGTGTGTGTGCGTGTTGGGCGTGTCTGGCGTTATCTCTTGCGTCGGAGGCAAGATAAGTAGAGTGACCGAGACGATTGTTGCTGCGTCTGGGGTCGGCACCTATTTCTAGGCAGCTCGGAGTGCGAAAACTATCGCACAGGTTATTTGCATATTCCAAGAGGAAGGCTCCGAGCGGGTGTGGGCTCACTTTTTGAAAATCTGGATAGATTGGCTTTTGCACCCAGCGCTCGAGGATGCAGTGTTGTTTCTCTGTTATACAGAGTGGGGTGCTAATTCCGCTCTCGCAGCGGTTTGATAAGCATGTTGTTACGCGGTGCCTCTCAATTTCTTGATGGCGACGCGTTGAGTAAAGTTCA